GATTATGCTGGAAATAATATGACATCATTCTACGCAATCAATGTAAATAGAGCTAGATATAAAGAAAGATTGGATCCAGGTAATATATCAATAAACTTATCAGGCTCACTTAATGGTTCTGCTAAATTTGTAACATTAATTGATGATAGTGGTGGAACGGATGAGAATGTAACAACTGCAGGTAGAGTTTATTACTTAGCTAGTGGTTCATTAAATATTGGTTCAGCATTAACTTCTTCAATCGATACATATACAGCACCAAATGGCGCAGGATTTGGATTATTTTATCCTGATATGGGTATCGTATTATTAAATCCATCAGCTTTATCAGCATCGGTGAATGGTAATTTAATGCCAGCAGTTGGAGCAACAACCGCTCTATACCACCAATCGGGTTCATCATCAGGTTCATTAAAATTATTTGATGCATTAAATAAAGGAGCAGATTTCCAAGCTCGTAGAACTGAAAATGTTTCAACTTCACATTATTTCGTAAGAGCAAACAATAGAGAGTTTAACTTCTCAAACAACCCAACATTCATTACCGGTTCAACTGGTCAGTTTGTTAATTCATCATTCGAAAAAGACCCTAAAGTGTATATTACTACTGTAGGACTTTATGATGATGGAAATGAGTTGATAGCAGTAGCTAAAACATCTCAACCAATTGCAAAATCATTTGATAAAGAGATTGCAATTAAAGTTAAATTAGATTTCTAATCAGAGGATATAATTAAGACAATCAACCCCCTTCAATGGGGGTTTTTTGTTAATTTGATATTTATATACGATATGTTAAAAAGAATACCGAAATCAGATATTAGTATTCGCCCATTTAAGGCGTATAAAGAGTGGAGCTTTTCTGACAATTCTAATGAAATAGATTTGTTGGAAGCAAACTCTAATTCATCTACACTATCTGGACTATATCCACAAAATTCTATATACGGACAACTAAGAGCTCAATTCTATTTTGATTCAGGCGATAACGTATTTTTAAGAAGTGGACATAAGAAAAAATCATACACTAATGCCACATTGGCAAAAGAAAGATTTTTAAGTGGCTCTGCTAAAGTAATATCTATACCAAATATATACGTTGGTGAAGGAATAAAAAAAGGTTCAGTAGTATTAATAGATAATCAAAATCAATTAAATGAGATATCTTATATTGATGATTCTTTTGGAAATCTACAAGATAATAGAGACCAAATTAATATTTCCAGAATCGATGTAGAAAATGAATTATTTAACTTTATAGATTTAGATGAAAATGTATATTCGGCATCTTTGGAAACATATCTTGGTGCATTTGATATACAAGCGGGAACATTGGATATTATATATAATGGAATTCCAAGACCAACAATAAATTTAATTAGTTTAGATATACAATCCGGAATAGCAATAGCAGAAGATATTTCATTTTTACCAGAACAAGCACAAGGCATTAAAATTGGTAACGTATTTTATAATCAAGGATTAATTGTAATAACAAAAGATGTTGCTAGTAGATTAGCAAATGGATGGCAATTGGATTATAAATCAACCAAAACAATTTATGAGCACGAATATCTTTTGATTGTGAATGATGATGAATTTAATATATCACAAAATCCATCAGCAATCGTTGAGGTTGGTAAAGTAGATGAAACCATTATTACATCAGATAATCTAATAAGAAAAATAACCACAACGCCAGGTGTAAAATATATTCGTAAAAAATCTACATTAGAAAATGGGGATATATTAGATTATAGATTTAGTGGTTCAGTAGGAACTAAAAAAGCCGGATTTGAACATTATGATTTAAGTGGTTCAATGGATAGTACAGGTTCATTCTTAGCACCATTTATAACAACGATTGGATTATACGATGATAATTGTGATTTGGTGGCTGTTGCTAAGTTACCACAACCAATTAAATCAGAACCGGATATGCCTGTAAACTTTATTATCCGTTTTGATACTTAACTTATATTTATATTAAACAAATAACATTATGTCAAAGATTTTAGAATTATACAAAGCAGCTCAATCAGCATTAGGTGTTGATAAAATTTCATACGAAGCTGGTAAAAATGCACAAACTCCGTACACTACGAATGATTTAAAAAAAGCAGATGAACAAGTATTAACTGCTGCAAAATTTAAAACCGGTAGAGGTGGGGATATATCTGAAAAGAAATATTCAGATACAAAAAAATAACATTTAATGGCTAAAAAAGTTACAAAAAAAAGTAATCCTAAATGGGTTGCTAAAAAATATGGATTTAAATCTGGTTTAGAAGAAACCATATCAAAACAAATAGAGTCCAAAGGAATTGTTGTAGAATATGAAACCGAAAAAGTTCCATACATAATTCCAGCATCAAATCACACATATAGTCCTGATTTTAAATTACCTAATGGTATTAGAGTAGAGACAAAAGGTAGGTTTGTAGCAGCTGATAGAAAAAAACATTTATTAGTTAAAGCTCAAAACCCCAATTTGGATATACGATTCGTATTTTCCAATTCTAAGAACAAAATCACAAAAAACTCCAAAACCACATACGCAGATTGGTGCGAAAAGAATGGTTATAAGTACGCAGATAAGGAAATACCGGATTATTGGTTTTTAGAACCATAAAAATTTGGTAATATCAAATATTTGTAGTATATTTGTGATGTGTTAAGTAGCAATGATAAAAATAAGGTAATTAATGCCCTTACTAATGTATTGGGCCATGGTCTTACGTTGAGAGGCAACGAATTGGCATTCCATTGTCCATTTTGCAATCATCATAAGCCAAAACTACAAGTCAATACCGATTCTCAAAAATGGCATTGTTGGACTTGTAATAGTGGTGGTAAAAAATTAACATCTTTATTAAAAAAGTTAGATGTTGATAGAAAGACCATTTCTATTATTAGAGAAATATATGGTGATAGTAATTATAACCCACAATTAGAGGATGCCGATACAAAGGTGTTCATTCAATTACCAAAGGAATTTGTATCGCTTAGTGAGTCTCCTAAAGGGTTTAATCCCGAATATAAACATGCTATGTTCTACCTTACTCAACGAGGTATTGGTATGAAAGAAATAATAAAATATAATATTGGTTATTGTAAAGAAGGGTTATATAGTAGAAGAGTTATTATACCATCATATGATTTAAATGGTCAATTGAATTATTTTGTTTCTCGTTCATATTATACCGAAGAGAAAATGAAATATAAAAACCCACCTATCAGTAAAAATATTATAGCATTTGAATCACAAATTAATTGGAATGAACCAATTATACTATGTGAGGGTGTATTTGATGCAATTACAATTAAAAGAAATGCAATTCCATTATTGGGTAAGTTTCCTTCCAAACAATTGGTAGAAAAAATCTTTATGAGTGGAGTTAGTGATATTGTTATTTCATTAGATAATGATGCTATTAATGAAGCACTTAAAGCCGCCGATTATTTCAGAAAGCAGGGAATACACGTAAAGATGATGTATCTTAGAGATAAAGATGCATCGGAAATGGGTTATACGAATTTTTACGAAGAACTAAAGAAAACTAAAGAGTTTTCATCCGAAGAATTACTATTAAGCAAAATAAATAGTTTATGAAAAGATTAAAAACAATCTACCACATTGCCGATGTACATATTCGTAATGTACAAAGACATAAAGAGTACAGAAAAGTGTTTGAAACAATGTTTGAAGAAATCCGTAAAAGAGGAACGGAGGATTCACTCATATACTTAGCAGGCGATATTGCCCATGCTAAATTGGAATTATCTCCTGAATTAGTTAGAGAGATAAGTTGGCTATTTACGGAATGTTCTAAACATTGTGAAACAATCCTTATCACAGGTAATCACGATTGTAATATGAATAACTCCGATAGATTGGATGTACTTACTCCAATCGTTGATGCTCTAAATTTACCAAACTTTACTTACCTAAGAGATACGCAAGTACATTCTATTGGTGGAATTGATTTTGGTGTATTTAGTATCTTTGATGATAAAAAGAATTGGCCTAAAGCAGATACTTTAAGTGGAAACAAAAAGATTGCACTATTCCACGGACCAGTTGATAATTCTCAAACGGATATTGGGTATGTTGTAAGTAGTAGACATTTTACAACTGATATGTTTGATGGATATGATTTAGCTCTATTGGGTGATATCCACAAACGACAAACTATGATTTCTCCAAGCGGATGTAAAGTAGTTTATGCCGGTTCGTTGGTACAACAAAACTTTGGTGAAAGTTTAAATGGACATGGATTCTTAGCTTGGGATTTGGATTCTATGAAATATGAAGCAATTGATATTCCAAATGAATATGGATACTATACTTTGGATATTGATAATGGGAAAGTTCCAATCGTAACCGATATGCCAAAGAAACCTCGTTTAAGAGTTAGATTATCGAATACTGATTCAGCTGATACAAAAAAGGTAATTACTGAAATTAAAATGCGATATGGTGTTGAAGATTTTACCATTATTAGAACCGATTCATTTAATAAACAAAAGACCGGAAATAGGTTAAGTAAATTGGATTTTGAAGATGTAACTGATATCAATCATCAAAATACATTGATAAGAGAATATGTTCAGAGAATGATGCCGTTTACAACTACTGAAGATTTGGATGCGTTAGAAGGCGTTAATAGAGATATTAATAGTAGAATAACGCAAGAAGAAATACATAGAAACATTCATTGGAAACCAATTAAATTTAAATTTAGTAATATGTTTTCATATGGTGAAGCTAATAAAATCGATTTCCAAAAAATTGGTGGATTGATGGGATTATTTGCACCAAATGCGGCTGGTAAATCATCT